TTCGCAATCGTATTGACCTGATCTGTTACTCCAGTGATGTCCTCCCCTGCAGACTGCAGGTCTGACAGAATCTGTTCTAGTGCCTGATCTTGATCCAGCCCAGAGGCCTGTAGGTCTTCCAGTTGTGCATAAATACCTGTGGCTTCGTTTTCCGCTGTAGGCGGCTTGCCAATCATGTATTTGAGTACGTTGAACTGCGCGTCTGGCAGGGCTTCCTGCAATTTGCTAAGCAGGTCAGCTTCTGGGTATTGTCCTGCAAGTGGTGGTATGTCTTCAGGACGCACGTCGGGCAGTCCGGCTACCTGAAACGCGTTGAGAACTTCTTCTTCGGTGACTAGCCGTGGGTCTACGTACTTTTCAATGGCGGCTTGTTGCGCTTCTTCGCCATACTGTCCAACAAACTGCGCAATCTCTTCTTCAGACGGCTCGTACCCCAGTGCGGTAAGAAACTCAGTGGCTTCCTCCGTGCTGGTCATAAGCGGGTCTACATACTCACCAACCGCCTGCTGCTGTTCAGATTCGTTTATCTGCGCAACAAACTGATTTATTTCGTCTTGTGTAGGCTCGTACCCAAGATCAGCAAAAAACTGAGTGGCTTCGTCAGTGGTAACTGCCTGCGGGTCAAACTCATCACGAATATCCGCAACAACAGACTCTTGATCTGCCTGCCCGACATACTGCGATACTTGGTCGTCGGTGAGTGTATATCCTTCTAGTTTGGCTGCAGCCGCTACTTCTCCGGCATCTACGTATCTTGGGTCAACATACGCATCAATGGCAGAGTTCAGATCTGCTTCAGGTGTACTACCTGTAAAGTTGTTTAGCTCAGTTGCGGAGAAAGAATACGGTATGTTGTTATTAGAGGTGTAATCGATCACACCCTGATACGCTTCTCCTGTGCTTACAAAATCTGCGTCAAACGCCTGATTAAGGATATTTGTTTGCAGTGTGGTGTCAGTAAGCCCAAGCTCTGCAAGTTGCTGCTGTGCAGCATCTACACCAAGATCAGGTGCAGTCTGAATTACGTTCTGCACATCTGAGTTAAACAGAATTAGCGCATTAGACAGGAAGTCACCTGTGGCTGCACCGCTGTATATCCCGCCAGACGTACCGCCACCAGATATTGCACCGAGTAGAGAGTTAGCCGTAACGTTGCCAACCACGTCACGATCAGGATTAAGTTGGTAGAGCTGAGACTCTACATAGGCTGTAGGTAGGCCTTCTTCGACAGTTTCCTGTGCAGCTTCTTTTGTAACTACGTCAAAGGCTTCACTGAAGTTTTTGCCCTTTTTGCCGCTGAATATAGCCTGCTCAAACTTGTTACCACCTATGCCCATAGTGGACAGGGTGGTCACTGCAGCAATAGCACCTGCGTTGATCGCTATATCTTTTGCGTATTCCTGTGCGGCAGGTAGCTTCATGCCCGAGTTAAGAGCTTCGTTTAACGCATCATCATATGCACTGCCTGCTGTACCTCCGAATGACTCGCTTACATCTAATACAGCGGCGGTACCTAGCGCGGTGCGCCTGCCTATTTCTTCTGCAAATCCGCTACCTGCCTCTCTAAGCCCTGCCTTAATTACATTGCCGGTGCCCCCACTGGCCAATAGGACAGGGACTTCCTGCAAAAGTTCTTTTGCAATGTACTCAGAAGCAAATACGCCGGGGTCTTCTAGTGCAGCGCCGCCTACGGCCTTTATCGTGTTCCATACTTTTGCAGCAGTGGATAGCGGTGTGCCGTCAGGGTTGGTAAGCAGCTTACCATCTTCGCCTATGTTAGCGTTGCCAATGGTATTGCTGATTCGTGCGGCGGCTTCCTGATACTCATCCGTCTTAAAGTCCCCCGCCAGAGTCATCATGTCTCTAGCGGTCTGCCCAAGCGGTGTAGACTCGGGATTGATATTGGCAATAAGAACTAGATTGTTGAACGCATCGAGAAGCTCGCCGCCTGCATCCAGTACCACACCCGCAGTGTTTTGTCCAAAGTCACTATTGGCAATATTTTTCGCAGTTTCGGTGTTGGCCACATATGCAGCTACGTTTTTGGCAAACTCATACTGCTGCTGTAGCCCCTGCACCCCAGCATTTACGGCTGCTTTGACTTCGTCAGGCGTGGCTTCTGCAAGAATGTCTAGGTAAGAGCCAGCATTTTCGTCTTTTAAGTCACCAAAAGACACGCCGGGGTTTATGGTGATTCCAACTACAGGAGTGCTTACGACTTGCCCGTCGATACCGATGTACCTACCCTGTAAGTCCACTGTTGTGGTGGCGGTTGGAATGGTGGGGTGTGGCACCTTTTTTGTTATCATGCCGAGGTCGCTGTCCCACTTGGGCACATCGTACCTGAGTGTAACATCTTCCCAGTTCAACAGCCCTTGCACATTGGGCACAGCTACTGCCTTGCCAGTAAGGATGTCCTCAGTGCTTACACCCTCACTCTTTGTAATCGTTTGGGCCTCGTTGTTTACAACGCTATCCGCAGCCAGCTGTACTTTTACGCCATCTGGCAGGTCGTCAAAGTCCACTTTTGACAGGTCTACCCCTTCAAGCACGGGGTAATCTGCCACTATTTCAGCCATAGCCTCATCGCTAACGCTGTCGAGTACGTCCTGCGCCAGCTTATCTCGCAGTGTGATAGCTAGTGCTGCAGATCCATTTTCAATGTCGCGCACCGACTGCAGGTTGCCGTTGCCGAAGAACAAAGTTTGATATCTGAGAAACTTCAACTGGTCAGGAGACAAGTCGGTTATCTTTAACCCCAGCACCTCCAACGTACCTGTCATGGACGAGACCAGCGCGTTATCTAGTTCTTTGATATACTGTTCTTGGTTTACGGGCAGGTTCTGGTCTTTGCCTGTGGTAAGCCAATGATACGCAGTATCGGCATCACTCATGCCCCTTAAACCGTTAACAGCACGGTATTCGGCAGCATCGAACTCGTCGCCTGTCATTGCACGCACAAACGTGTTCTGTACCGCGTTGGCAACAGGAACTAGCTCATCATCCAGTTGGTCCCCCGCAGAAACAAGCGAGTCTTTTTGCGTCTCGTACTGATTTGTGAGGTTCGTAATGAGCGTGGCTTTTGTATCAAGTTCAGCTTTTAGCGTGTCTGTGCTGGGCTTGAATGTCTGCGAATAGTACGCGTCAGTTTGTTGAGAATATGCGTTAAAATCTCTAACTGCAGCGTTGTAGTCCGCCAGAATACTTCTGTATCTGTCTTCTCCTGCAGAATCAGTGTACCCAGACGCAGCCTGTAACTGCGCACGCAAATTATTTACTGTCTCTAACTTGCCATCGCGAATACCTATTCTACGATCTAGTTCAGCGATATACCCGTTGTATCTTTGCGCTATGGCTGTGTAATTTGCGTTTTCTTCGTCAAGATTATTAGCAGTAGCCTCTACCTTTTGGTAAGTGCCCCTTACCTTATCGATAGTATTCTTTACTGATTTGTCGAGTACCTTATTTAACTCTTGCTTGCCGTAGGCGTTTATTGAGCCATACAAGGTATCTGATACATCAGCACCGCTAAACGTGGCGTTTGTAACGTTTTGGATAGTTGTGGTAAGCGCAGCCAGCTCAGACTCCGATAGTGAACTGTCGGTATCTAAGTAGGTTTTTACAGTTTCTGCAGTAATTTTGCCTTTTAGTACCGCTCCCATAACTACGTCGCCGGTAATCTCTTTGCCGGTTAGCGCAGCCTCCAGTGAGTCAGCCAAAACATTCTTTACTGTAGGATACTCGTCTAGGAAGCTAGTAGCGTCACTTACAGCACCTGCAGCATCGCCAACTGCACCCCCGCCAGTGGTGCCTCCACCAGTGCCAGCGCCATCTCCTTGAGTGGCCTCCGTGAGCTTTTCGTCGATGTAGCCCAGCCCAGCTTGCACGCCAGCCTTTATGCCGCCGGTAATGAACGCCTGCACGGGGTCTTCGCCTAACACCGCTGCAGATGCGGCCTGCCCCGATGCTGTGCCAAGAATAGTAGCTGCGGTCTCGTTAACGCCTGCAGATACAGCAGCTTCACCAGCATACTGCCCCGCGTAGCTACCTACTTGCTGCGCCACATATGCTTTAGCGGTGGCTTCCAGAATATCACCGATATCCCCACCATTTTGTGCAACGTCAGCGCCTTCAATAAGGGGTATGGCCCACGCGTTGCCTGTAGCTACAGCAGCCACTGTGGCTATGGCTTTTACCGGATCGTCTTCAACAGCATCTATAACGTCGTCAACAGCATCAACGACGGGATCCACAATTTCGTCTACTGCCCATTCACCAACGTCACTTACTACGTCTCCTACCCACTCGATAGGCGCAGTAATGATGTCAACTGCGTCATCAATAACGTCACCCATTACGCCAAGCCCTCTAGTGGATCGTCACCAATTTTTATCAGCAACGCGTATTTATTGTCTTTTGCCTTGCCTACGTACAGTTCAGTATCAGTACGAGACAGTTTCTTCTGCAGTATCTTAACAGCGGACAGAAGCGCTTCATCAGAAAACACTGTCGAAAAGTGCGTGATGCCTTTGTCTTGTAAGTATGCGCCGTATTTTATGATGTTCGATATGTAGTTTTTGGCAGTATCCACATTGAGCGGCCTGCCTGCCATTTTTGTTTTGTTCTTACCTGTACCCTGATGCGATATAAAGACAGTGTTACCAATCGCAACAGTATCTGAGTTTGGCATAGAGCCTTCTTTTACCAGCGTCAGCATAGCAGTCTTTAGCGGCACCGTGTTGCCCACTTTTCCACGCTCCATGTTATTCAACGCCATAACAAGGATAGTGGATATGTCCAGCTGCTCTTTTTTGCTGTCCACGGTCTGCACTAGCTGATCTCCAGCACGCTAGCAATAACATGCAGGCGGTTACCCGTAGCTGCAGTTACTTTTATCGCTTCTCCTGTTTGTACAACAAGCGGAGCTGTCAATAGTTCTACTGTAGCATTTGCACTAACAGCTTTAGTTTTAAACAGGCTGAACACATTGCTGGAAGCATCGGTGAGCGTGACCGTTATGCTATCAGCATTACCAGAGTCTTCAGACACGACAATCGACTTGATAATCGACGTGGTAAGCGATGGTGCCGTGTACAGCGTAGTTGCACTAGCTGTGGTCAGGTCTTTTTTTGCGTTCACGTATACGTTTGGCATCAGCTCATAAACCAGCTCACCGCTTCTGCTCTGTCGGAAACAGTAGCATTACGGATAGCCGTATCCAGTTGTGTGAAATACAGACGAAGGGTGTTGTTCATCTGGTCGAATGTCTGCCTGTCATACTCGTAAGGTGCGTTGGGCAGAGCTGGTACTCGGAACAGAACTCCGTATTTAGTATTATCTACTGCCATTACCGCCTCCCATCAGGCCGCATGTCTATTCGTGGCGCACCCAGCTGCCACGTAACTCCAAGTGCATCAGACTCTATCCGCATGGACATCTGCCTGCCGCGTACGCGTATATCTATTCTATCTGTGTAGGCTTCTACAGGAGACGTAGCACTGCGCGTTACGGTAGCGTTGTTTACGCCCCCTGCAGATCTTGGCGAGTTATAGCCTGAACCAGAACTTGCTAGCGGGTTCAGCGTCATTGTTACTACAGGACTGTCAGCTGTAGACCCATCAAACGTAATATCAGGCACCACACGATTGACCAGCGCAAACTTATGGCCGTCATCCAGATCAAACTGAGCAGACTCTACAAAAGCACTGATCGCAGTTTCTGTGGCCGTCTCGTTGTCGTTGATACCGTCTTCATGGTTCACGAGATTGTTGCTGTATGTAGCAGCCAACGGGCTTGTGCGTAGTCCTGAGTCAAGCCACGCCGTACGCCCCAGAGTGCCGTAGTACCAAATGTTCTCTAGGTAGTTGTAGATTACATACTTGTCGATTGTGTTAGCTCCGGCAGAGCAGTAGAACCACCAGATTTCATGGAACGATTCATTAGTGCCTGCGTGCACCTGCTCATACTGCTGAGCATTAAAGTCGTTGAACACATACTTACGGACATCACAGGGCAGCGGCTGCGAACGGCCGTCGTACATATAGAATTTGTCCGTGCCCATCCAGTACGCCACACCGTTCGCATACGCTACAGAGTTCTGAGATACGATAGAGATATTCTCACCAACCAGTGACGCGGTCCACACAGCAGGTGCACCAACATACTGCAGGGAGTACAGTGACGAGTCCGACCACACCAAGACCTCCTGACGGGCCTGACGTGCGGCTACAATTTCTGTGCCTTTAGACAGTCGCAATGATCCAGCCTGATTAGTAGCTGATGGCGTCCAGTTAACCGCATCTTCCTGATCTGACCACCGCACCAGCATCGGATCTACAGTAGAAGTGCCAAGGTCGTTTGTTCCGAAACAGAACACAAACCTGTTAATGTCTGACACAAGAACAATATTTTGTGAGGTTGGCACATCTGACGCGCCTGACAAGCTAGACAGCAAAACGGCGCGGGTGGTTACGCCATTTGTTGCGTCCCAGTAGTACACCGATCCACCACGATGCCCGAAAACAAGGTCTTCACCAAAGTTAGCTTGGTTCCACAGGCGGAGACTTTCTGTGGTAGTGCCGCCAGTACCCCAAGTGCCTTGCCCCCAAGTTCCACCGCCCCAACCAGTAAGAGGCACCACGTAGGGTTGTCCTGTGGCCAGCTGATACGCGCCCACAGTAGAAGATCCACCATTTCCAGTGTCAGACGCATTGGCGGTGAGGGTGCTACCATCTGTATTTTTTGCAGTTATGGTGTAGGTATTATCAGAGGGCACGGTAACAATTTGATACTCTTGGTTAAGAGCCGCCGCAGTTATATTGCCGCCAAGTCCTGCAGCATCACTAAACGTTACGAAGTCGTTTACGATAGCGCCATGAGCAGTGTCGGTGACCGTGATCGTGGAACTGCCATTGGTAGCAGCAAACGTGACATCTCCAGCGCTTGTAGTCGCACGAATAGGAGTAATGTCGTTGTATCCACCACCCTGCTCTAAATAAAACTTGAGGTGCGTGCCTACACCGATCAGGTTGATGCTGTCCAAGGTAATCCAGTTGTGCAAGGAGCGACATACACCTTCAAACGTGGTGCCAGATATACGCGCCCAACCACCGATCTTCTCGGGCGTACCCTGCCTGAACCTTATTTTATCGCAGTCGTACCAGCCGCCTTCTTTAGCATACCTAGTGCCTTCGCGATTAACTCCACCTTTTAGCAGCACCTTTTGTAGCGGCATGACTTATTCCTCACTTGCTAGTGCCCGCATCCTATCTACTAACCTTCTAGCACGATTTGGCACCTGAGTATACCATCTGGAATCAACCATCTCGTCTGCCGCACGGTTCCAGTCCCGTGCGTCAACCCCGGCTTTCATGCCCTTGAATTTAGACAGGCGAGGGCGACCCATGTTGAACATCATATTTGCAATGATGCGCTGACACTCTTCCGGCAGCTCTTCAAAGTCTGGGTAAAGAACTTTGCACTCATCCAGTGTTACGGCAATATCAAGACGAAATACCTGTTGGACACGCTCTTGTTCAACGGTTGTACCGACGGGCTTTCCGAACTCGGGGTCGTCTTCGACAATGAGATGCCCAATACCGAAAGTAGGTAGGCCAAGATGGTCGAGATATACTTCATACTTGCACCCCTCATCCTCTGCTAGTTCTTCTCTCAGCCTATCCTTGTTCATTTAGCAAGTCCTTTTGCCTTTTCAAAAGTACGGAGTCCGCCAAGCCCCAACATGCCCATAAGCACTGTCAGCAACGAGGACATATCGAACGTTGGAAGTTCCGGCAGCTCTACGCCTGCATACGTGCATACAAAGATTGTAAGCGGAGCAAGCACAAAGTGCCATGCAAGTGCCACTCCACAGGTCCAGCCCACAAACGGACGCCATCCAGCCACAAACACACTCCTGTGTGAGGCCTCTGCCTTGTTTATCTCGATCTGCCCCATGTTGGCTTCGTGGGCGTGCTTTTCAGCCATAGTGGCGATTTCGTGCGCCAGCTTGGCTTTCTGGTCTTTGTCTTCGATGAATTTATCCAACAGGCCTGTGACTGGCCCGATAAGTGCCTGCAGCATTAGTTCCTCCTAGTACATTTTCGTGTCTTCACTAACTCGCACTGGCTTACAGTAAGCCGTTACTCGGTGTTCTTTTGGCACAGCGCGGTACCCAGAATAGTTTCCGTACCTCTTTGATACTTCAGATGCAAAATAATTACAATCTACAACAGAACGAAAGTACATGTCCTGACTCTGAACTTTACCGCCCAACACCACAATCAACAAAAACGCATGGATCATGACTCGCCTTTGTGTTCATGCCCCATCCATATTCCAAAAACTCCAGTCATGACGCCCATGACCACGGAGACGAAGGCTGACTGAGAAGCCGTCGGAGAATCGAGCGACATAAACCATTCAGCGCACCGCCAAGACATGGCTGTGCTTACCAGCATCATGAAGCGAGGTAGTACTTTCCAACGCAGGAACTGCTCTACCGTTATCAATTCTGACTCTCCCTGATTGCCTTCAGCACTTCGTACGCGCTAGGCGGCTTGGGTTGGTCAGGATCCCACTGACACAGATACTCACGCGGCTTCCACTCGCCGTACTCAAAAAAGTTAGTTTCTTGCGTGTTATATGCACCGCGATACACGCAGGCCTCTTTGCGGTCATCTACCTTCATGCACTTTACTAGGCGACAGACCGTCATGTCGTTTGCCCAGTCGTTAGCTTGTGCATTGTGAGATTTTAACAGAAGAACAAAAACAGTCAGTGTTGCTAGACCTGCACCTACCATTATGATCCAAGCAACAATCTCTACAAACTTACGACGCCGTTCTCTTTGTGCGTACAAAGTTTCCTGTCTGCGTTTACGGATTTGACCTTCCATACGGACAAGCTCGTCCCACTTGGACTTGCCCAAGGTCAGGCTGATCCATTGTTGTAGCTCGTAGCGTTGTTGCTGTGCTTTCTGTTTTGCTGCAAACGCCTCTACGGCTTCTTGCTCGACGCTCTTGCCAGCAAACAGTTTCTTGAAGATAGGGGGGTTTTTAGCTTCTTTTTCCGCCTGATCCAGATCAGACAACGCACCCATCCAGCGCGACAAGTCGGACGCCATAGACTCAATGTCTCGTCCGATTGCAAACCCTTTTTTAAGGGCAGAAAAGGCCGCAGAAGCGGTCGCCATTGCGCTGACTGGATCCATAAACCACGTCCTAGTACCCGTTAATAATTATACCTAAAAGCAACAAAATAATCGTACCGGCAGTGCCAATCATAATGGTCTCGATCCGCTTAATCCGCAGGATGGTTTCCTTCCAACGCTCAGCGCACACCGCCTCATGGGTGTCGAGTTCAGCTTTGACGGATGTGACGGTGGGCTTGCTCATGTCACAATCGGGTCTGCATCGCCAACGGTAATATCGCCAGCATCAATCTGTTTCTTGATGTCGATGTAATCCGTGTTTGCAGGGTCGAGAGGAATGTGAACTTGTGGCTGGCCATTCATGGTGCATCTATATGCGATATTGTTGCCATCACGGTCAGTGTGCCATTTTACGTCTGTGTAAGTGTTCATAGTTCTGCACTCGCTGTCATATGACCAAATCCGATAATCAATGTATCACCGGAAACATTTTGCCCGAAGTTAAGTCCACTAGCTTTAGTATTGCTTAGGTAGCCGGAACCAGCACTAAAAGTAGTGGTGCCTGTGTTGGTGGGTATAACACGACCCCAGTGACCACTGCTGTTTCCATATGTCGTAACAGTGGGATTGGCTCTCATTTCAGGGTCAAACCTGTGAAAACCAGAAAGTGCGCCGTTGTTGTTTGACCCACAATAACCCAGAATGCCGCCGTTATAGCTAATGCCTGATGCGCCGCCGTTTTCTGGGGCTGTGTCATAGCTAAAGGACTTTTGGAAGTACCTTTTGCAACGCCGCAACTCATCGTCAAACGATCGATGCTCAAACGGCGTGGCCTGTTCGCCGACCTCCCACTGAATACCAGTGATATACCAGTTGTTTGTGCTTGCCATCAGGTTGACCTGACCTACCGCACGATTCGCATTAGTTAAAGAAGCCCAGCCCGTAGGCAAAGTGCCGCTTGTAAAGTTTGACCCCGCCGCAAGCCACCATCGTACATCCATAGAACGATTGGCATCATTATCCAACGCACCAGTTGTGTCGCCAACAAATGTAATGGTTTTCTTTTCCCAAGTGTTTGCTGAATCAATCGTATATGTTTTTGCTGCGTGCCTATTGTTATCGTTATCATACAATTCTAGAACGTATGTTCCGGTGGTGTTTGATTTCACCCAAAATGATAAGGTGGTTGACTTTGCGTTTGAGGTGCCTTTTTCCAAACCTTGAAGATTTTGCCCCTCTATCCTTTGATGGAAGTTCATATTCTCATCAGCGGCTAATGCGCTTTCAGCTGTGGTTATGTTAACCTTGAAAGAACTACCGAAGCCCTGACCCGCTGGATTGTCAGAGTCTTGAGACTGCGTCATGGCAAGATTATCTGTTGCATTTTTTGACAACTGAAACCTGTCAACAGTAGCATAGAAAAAATCAGTGCTACTCGTACCCCGCTGCGCCACCTGCATCGCACCGTTGATGACAAGGTTCCTGTTCGACAACGCCGTCTGCGAACCAATCAGTGCGGCGAGTTCTGCTGCCTTACTCATGCGAGGTCTCCCGTTGCAGCCGCACCCCACTCAGCATCTGCGTAGGTTGTTGAATCTGCGTTTGTAATAGTATTAATATCCCACTGACTTGTTGAACGCTGCAAATCACCGCCACCACCGGATAAATCAGGAGACGCAGTTCTGGCCGTGGCTCCATACATTATACCATCTGAGTTCGCAAAAGCGTTAGTATTATTCCAGTAAGCACGTCCAGTGTTTTCATCTGAGACAGAAGATGTGTTGAAAGAATCGTCTATAGTATTACCGCCAACAGTAGTTTGGTCGAACTTTACCCATGCCTTATTTGTTTGTGCAACATAAGACACGCCAATGCTGTTGTTCCCGCTGGCATCCTTCAGGGTGTTTACTCTCAGTTCACTAGCCATGTCTACCTCAACCTAAATCCTGTAGTGTACGTCCTATAACGGCTGGCCGAACTATTCACTGTGGTCGTACCACCACTAGCAACATCGCTTTGAATCGCTACGTCGTAATAATCGCCCGATGTTGTAAGGTCGAGGATGCCAGAAACTGAGAAGAAGACCTCAGTAGTTGAAACGCTTCCGATGACCCTTGCCCTGCCAATGTTGCTGATAATCTTTGTGCCATTCTTCCGCAGGTATAAGCTGGCCCCCTCAGTGTTTCCGCCTACGGTATTACAGTAGATGTCTACAGTCACAAAGTAATACCCCTTGCTGTTATCATCCACCGTGTACCGATAATTTGTGTTATCCCAGCCGCTATCAGTATCAAAAACAACATTGTTGAAGTTGATTTTGGTTTCTACGTTATCTGTAATACCTGTCTGGTCAGCCGTCAGGTCAACCATAAACAGAGGCAATGCCGACTGTGTGATGATGCCGTTAGATGCAATTTGAAGACCGGCAGTTCCGTTGGTATGTTCAATGTTTTCAACTTTGAGTATGCTTGCCATTATGCGAGGTCTCCCGTAAACAGTACGTCTTGAGGCATATCCTGATAGGCGGAGCCACTGTATGCACGGCCCTGTGCGGAACCTGCAAATTTTTGAGCCTCTTCAATCCATATTTGATTGATGTTATTCCTGACTGTCAGAACGGCACAGTAGTTAGCGTTACTGAAACTATTAGTGAAGTTATGAGTTTGCTGACCTGTTCCTGTATCTGTCAAAGATGAGATGTTGAAACTATCTAGTATAGTCACGCCTGTAGAATTAGTCTCTGACCATGCTTTAGGAGCCATCTGCTTCGTCAGTGTCGCAGCAGACGTACCGTCCTTCGCAGCAATCGTGTCTACATTCAATACGCTGGTCATACGATGCTCCAATATCCATTAACAGTGACGGTGGCATTGTCCTGCGTAATCGGGCCAGCCGACACACCGTTCTCATCGCTGTCGATTGTGATGTCAGCAGAGATGGTCTGACCGTTCAAACGGATGATGCTGTCATTACCCTTGAACGGGTAGCGTGTATCGGACTCGGACTTGGTGTAGCTGTCAGCAACACCGAAGACATCGTATACAACCATCTCAACTACGTCATTCAGGGATGCGCCAGTGACCAGCACGACAGTCGTACCCGTTGTGGCTGTGTAGTCCGTACCGGGCTTCAAGAGAACACCGTTCTGGTACACGTCCATGTACAAGCTGTCTGTGTACGTGAGTGTCTTTGAGTCAGCGTCACTGCCGCTAAACGATGTCTGTCCTGCCGTAGCCTGATAGACATAGCGGTTGCGGACAGCGAAGTTGGATGATTTACCGATGTAAGCCATTAGTCAGCGTCCTGTATGGTTAGGGTGCCAGCAGCTACTTGGCGCAGAATTTCGTCGTAGTGGCGATTGCCGGTAGCAATAGGCACATGCAAATCAACGCCGTCTATTGTTGCCTTAATGGATGTATTAATAGAAGAATCTTCCCGCAAGGCTACATACTGTGCCGATGTAATGTTCATTTCGTTCATAGTTACAACTCCGCATCAACTTCAATAGTGGCATCATTGTCTGCTTCTGTGTTGATATAAGACGCCGCACCCGCTGTTAGGTTTGCTGTTGCTTTTGAGAATATGATTCTGATGTGGAACTCAGTTCCCTGTGAAGTGGCAATTCCATTGCAAACTTGGTCTGCGCCAACATGCCCGTTTAGTCTAAAAGTGCCATCCGACGAAAAACTAAGAGTTGGTGGAGTTCTTTTTGTGGTCATAAAGTAAAAAGGACACTCAATTTCATCAAGGGTGCTATTAGCTATGCCGTTCATTATGTGATGATAACTTCCTGTATACTCGTACTTTTCGTAGTACCTCTGACACAGAGCCAGTTCCTCGCCGTAGCTGCGGTGTTCAAAGTCGGATGCGTTCTCGCCGACTTCAAGCTGGACGCCGGTCACATCAAACGTGGCATTAGCTGTATTACCAAAGTTTTGTGGAAAATTAGGGTAGTAAGCGTCTAGGTTGCCACCCCGAGT